TAGCGCGCCCGGTGGATGGCCCTGGATTCGAGCCAGTGACGACGGTCGCAGTCCACGACGCCGGCACGGACGAAGGGGTCTAGTAGGGGGTCCAGGAGCAGCGCCCGGGAAGCGCGGCCACTCCAGAGCAGAAGAAGATGGTTCGCGCGTTTGAGCGCCAGGAGGCCATCCTTGGCGCCGTCGACGAACTCCAGCGGGGTCACGACGTCGGCGTAGGGCCGGTCCTGCTTGACGACCGTGCCGTCAAAGTCTACGGCGATTTTCACCTCACCGACCCTCTTGCAATTCCTTCAGCGATTGCGCCGCCAAGTCTCCCCCGGGCGCCGGCTCCTTCTTGAGCGCTTCGACCTCGGCGCTGGTGTCGTCGATATTGAAGTCAGGCGCCAGGTGCCGCACGGCCGTGTCGATCGAGATGAGCCGCCCGACGCGGGCCTGGACGGTCGCCTGCGTCTTCGTGAGGGTGTCGCTGGCGGTCGGCTGCGAGAACGGCGGCCACACCAGTTCGAGCGTCACGCCCTGGACGTCGCCTAGCCGCTCGGGTTGCGCATGGCCTTCCTTGTCGACCTTCGGCGGCAACTTGATCTCGGAGCGCACCAGCGTGCCGGCCGGAATCTCCTGGCCGGTCGTGGTCTTGATGGGCTCGGCGGCCTGCTGACCCCGCCCCATCTTGCGCGCCGCCTCCAGCAACTTCTGCATCAGGAGCGTGGCGCCGCGGCCGTACTGCTGGCGCAGCAGCGACGCCTTGGCGTGCATACTGGCGGTGCGCTTGTTGATCTCTGTGGCCGTCACGGCGCCTCGGACCTCCGCGCCCTCTTCGTCGGGCAGGACGCAGCGGGCGAGTTGCAGCGCCTTCTTCTGGAAACGATCGGATTCCGTGGAGGCGATCGTGATGCTGCTGCCAGTGCTCTCGGCGTACCCGAGGCTGCCGCCCTTCTCGGTCTTGACCGCCGTGGCGCTGCCGAGCTTCACCTGCTCGAACATGCCGTCACTGCTCAGCACGGGTGTCGGGTCGGCGTTGCGGGCCGCACCCGTGTAGCACTGTGAGTCCAGTTCGCCGATGCGGTCGAAGTAGTCGTAGCAGCCCAGGCAGTCCGGATCGCCGTCGATGTCGTCGCTGACCGGCAGATTCGGGATCCACTCGATGGGCACGAAGCCATAGCCGTGCTTCACCATCTGCTGGACCGTCGTGGGGTCGTCCCACTTGGGCTCCGTCGAACCGTCGCCCACGTCCTGCGGTTTCCACAGGACATCCGCCTCGGTGTCGATGGTCCGCCGATACCAATACTTCTTCTCCTCCCACTGGCCCGTCTCGGGGTTCCGCTCCTCCTTGGGGTACATGTAGCGGATCTCCAGCTTCGAGAGCTGGCCAGGCTTCGCGGGATCGAAGGTCGGGAAGCACCAGCGCCGATCGAAGGTCTCGAACATCACGACGCTGTCGATGATCTTGAAGCCCGGGATGCCGGTCCCCATGGCGCCACCCAGATCGCGCGTCTGGGTCATGGTCGACCACAGGGCGCCGTCCTTCGTGACGGCCTGGACCCACGACTCGCTGTCGGGATCGCCCGCCATCTTCCACGCCGGCGACTGCGACTCCGTGAACAGCAACTCGGTGAAGCGGCTCACGATTACGTGGCACAGGTGGCATGGCACCGCGGGTCGGCGGTACTTCAGCGGCAGATTGCTGAGATTCTTGCCTACGTCCTCGTAGCCGGCCGGCAGAAGTGGCGAACTGCAGATGCCCTCGCGCGAGACCGCGTCCACGTGGGGATCGCCGTCCCAGCCGACCGCGCAGGCGTCGTGCTGGGCGGTTCGGTAGTAGGCGTAGAGGCGGTTCAACTCCACCTGCGTCGGCGACAAGCCCAACCGCTTCATGCGTTCGTTGACGAGTTGCTGGTCCGCTACCGCGCCGGCGACTTGCCCGGCGGCTCCAATATCGCGAGTTATGCCTGACGCCATGGGCGCATCCTATCACAAGGGGTTGAGTTTGAGGCGAACGGTTCCGCAGTATGGCTTCGCAACCGGGACGCTGAGACGCTCGCCTTCCTTGGCGAACCACGCAGCCATCAATCTATCGCCCGAGTGCGCCGCTGGGTTGTAACCGAGCATTTCGTTGACCCACTCCTGGACTTCCGGGTGGCAGACGCCGCCGCGGTTCGGGATTATCCACTTGCCGGCCGCGAACTCAGCCGCCATCGCTTCGAGACCGAACGTGGGGTCCGCCTTGTTCTTGCCGGTCGCGAACGGGACGATCGGGATCGCGGTGCTGCCCTGGAGGATTTGCACCAAGTAGTCCTGGCAGTTGTGCACCGCCATGTCTCCCGCTACGTAGGAGTGATCTTCTCCGACAACAAGGTTGTAGACTTCTCCCTCGTAGGATTCGTTGCCCACCTTGTGCACCTTGGACCACGCGAAACCTTCCTCAATCACGATGGTTGTCCGCGATGCGGTCAATGGCTCATGCGCCTTCGGTAGACGGTTGATTCGCTCCCCCCAGTGGCTCCGCTCAACGTCCGTCGTGCACGACCGCAGGAACTTCTCGGTTTCTTCGGCATTAAGCGCAATGTGCCAACTATCGTGGCGTCGGGTTATCACCCTCCCATTGATGGAAGTGCCCTTCCGTTGCCCCAGTGATACTCGGCATAGGGTGGGATGGTAGCCAGCTTCCAGTAGGCTCATTCTTGCTTGAGTTGCCCAGGCTCTTGAAATAGTTTCGCCCGACAACAGAACAACTGGCCACTTCGTCCCTGCATGGCTCAGCCGCAGGCATCCATCCCCCATGAGCCAGCCGCGCACGATGGCCAGACGCGTTCGTAGTGGCCACCCCATCCAGCCCCAAGGCAAACACTTCTTCGACGATTTGCCAATGACCACACACAGCTTGCGGGCCGCAACGGAGTTGATCGCGATCCGGCGCGAATGTTCTTTCGGACGAAACGTCTCATAGCAATTCGCGCGGAAGACGCCGCTGGCCACCTTCTTGGCGTGGTCGACGATGTGCTGTTCGTTCTCGTTCAATGTCAGATTGACCTGATCGACTGCATCGCTGGCGCTTCCTTCGGCCACGTATAGACCGAGGAAAATAGCTAGGTCCGTGTTGACACGAAGGCGCCTCCGCTTGCCCCTGTTCCACAGGTTCAGCATCGCCTGGCGGAACGGCCACCTTGCGATCGGAGTACAGACGTAGTGCGCGTTGCCATTCTTGCCCCCTTGAAGCAAGGTGGCCGATTGCCATCCCGGAGCACCTACCGGCCTATGTTTTCCAACGTCCTTGCCCTCGCGCGGTCCGAGCACTCGTCCAGAATTCCGAACCCAGAAAGCGTGAGTCGGCGTACACCTCACCGATGGCGCACCCCTGGCGTCAACAACCGTCAGATCTCCTACAAACGGACGATGCGTGACTTCGAGAACAGGGCGCCACCGCCCCATGTGGGTCATCACAAGATCCCCAACTTGTACACCTGCGATCTCCCGGTATCCGGTCTGCGTGAGAACCACTTGGTCAGGTGGAAAACATGCCACGTTCTCGATCACGAAGATGCCGCCGAATCGCAGCGACAGGTCCTTGACCTTCTCCATGATGTCGGTCGCGAGCATGCGGCCACTCTCGACCCACAGCACCTGCCGGTCTCCGTTGGGGTGGATGAGCAGCACGAAGAACGCCGTTCGGTCGTGGTGTTCTTTCCTGCCCACCGCCAGGTCGACCCCGCAGTAGAGCTTGCAGCCGAACGGGATTCCGCGAAGCGCGTAGACGACGTCCTTGCCTTCGCCGCGCCGCAAGCACGTCTCGATCCACTCGCGCTTGAACCGCGACATGGCGTCGTCGATGGGCTGGCACATCAACTGGCTCATGGATTCCATCGGCCCGAGTTCTTGCCGGCGGCGTTCGATGCGGTCGAGCGGCCAGACAGTCGGCCAGGCGCTCGTGCCGTCGGCCTTCAAGATCGGGAACTTGTAGCCCTTCCAGCGCGGGTTCTTGACGAGCCGGTGGTAGAGGTCGTCCGGGTTCCAGGCGTTGCCGACGCCGAGGATGCGCCCGCGCTCCGTCATACGGCCCGGGATGGTCTTCAGATACCAGTCCTGCGACTCGTCCCGCATGTACTGGGTCCGGGTGTTCTCGCGATTCAGCACGTCGTCCAGGACGGCGCGGTCGATGCGGGCGCCCTGCGTGTTGCTGCCGATGCCGAGCGTGTTGACCGAGGGGTCTTTCGACAGCGTGGGCCGCTTGACCGTGAGCTGCTCGGAGTTCCACGGCATCGTGGGGTCCGGCTCCAGGTGCGGGAACACCCGGTGCAGTTCCTCCGACTGCGTGATGTACTTCCCGATCTGGTTCGCGATCTTGACCGCCATGCCGCTCGTGTTGCTGATGATGGCGAAACGCAACGTCGGGTCGCGGCCCAGCTCCCAGAGCGTACGAGCCACGCTCAGGCTTTGTGTCTTGCCACTTTCCATGGCGGCCCACAGCATGAGACGGTCATACTGGTCGGCGAGTCGGTGCCAGGTTTCATGGATCGGCGCGAACTCGACGGGGGCGCCGGTCTGCTCGTCCCGCATCACGTAGCTGAAAAACGCCTTCATGGACCGCCGGGCCAGCCGCATCAGGGTGTCGTCTGAACTGCGGTAGCCCGTTTCGAGGTCGCGGAGTTCGGCGGAGGCTAGCTGGGGCACTGGTGGCAGTGTACACCGCGGGCGGCATGGGGTACAATGCCCCCGTCACGTGACGGCCCCGGTCTACAGGGGCAGAAAGCTAGGAAGTCAACGACCCCTCCCTTGTACGCTCGCAAGCTAAAGCGGTCACGCATTATAGGTCAAATTGACAAAAAGGCCAATTTACACTTGTAGGTCCTTTTTCTGCGTGGTATCAGATGGATGTGGATACAGGAAGCGAACACAGAACCCCAGGGCAGCTTATCCAAGAGCTTCTTGACGCGAATGGCTGGACGCAAAGCGTACTTGCAGTAGGACGGGGCTTCCGCGTCGCAAAGACGGTGAGAGGTGCGTTAGCCGACTGCGCTAAGGCTTACTTGCGCGGGATCGCGCCAGTCTGAACGAGCGCCGGGTGTTGCACCGCTGGCATCGGCACGCTTGCCAGCACGGGTGCGGGAATCGCCTCGATCGGCACCTGCCCGGGCGCCAGCGGAGCGGCCGGCGCTGCGGGCTGCGCCCCGACCTCGATGGCGTCGATGGCCTTCGGGGGAGCCGCCTCGGCCGCCAGCACCTCCTGGGCGATGCGGGTAGCCCGAAGAAACCGCGCCGCCATCTCCTCGAGTGACAGTATGGCTGAGACGTTATCGGTGCTGATGGGACCGCCGTTCGGCCCGGACACCTCCATCTGCACCCGTGGTTTCCCGCCGTACTGTTCGAGCAGCGTCTTGCGGGCCATGTCGCTCTTGCCCATGCCTGCCAGCCACTCTCGGTAAAGCAGCCCGCGAATGCGCGTCCCATCGGGACAACCGACTTTCGCCATCAGCGCTTTGCCTATGGGCGTGTCGTCCTTCTCTTCAAGAAACGCGGCAATCACCTCGGAGCGCTGGCGTCCATTGCTGCCGGTGGGGTTGAGCGGTGGATCTCCTTTGCGGCGTGGTCTCAGGTTGCCCAGGCTGCGCGGGTTCTTACCGCGCTTGCTGGGAGGGAAGGGGGAGTCGTCAGCCATCGGCGCGAATCCCCTTTTTGCCGGTGAACTTTTCCCAACGAGCAACGGCCACGTCCACGTAGCGCGGCTCCAGCTCCATGGCGAAGCAGCGTCGGCCGTGCATTTCGGCGGCGACAATCTGCGGGGCGCTGCCGCTAAATGGCTCGTAGCAGATCTCGCCGCGCTTCAGGTGCTTGATGATCGGGATCTCGAACAGTCCGACGGGCTTGGGAGAGGAATGGTTGAACTCCTTTCGCTCGGCCTGCGTGACGCTGCCAATCTCCCACACCGTCGTCTGCGTCCGTTCGCCGTTGCCTTCGCCATAGTCCGGGCACTGGTGACCCTTTACCCACCCCATGAAAGCGGGCTCGTGCTTCCAGTGGTACTGCCCACGCCCCAGCAAAAGCACCGGCTTAACCCAGATAATCTGCCGGTGTAGCATGACATTTGCAGCAGCAGCAGCAGCAGCAGCAAAGTATCCTTGCGTCAGGTGCGCATGCCACAAATACCAGGCGGCATTCTCAACCAGCGCCGACGAAGCTGCCGCCTTGAAAGCAGCCTCTAGAAATGTCTGCAACTTCTCGTCTGAGAGTTCGTCATTCGCCACCCGTGGCTTCGCCACCCGTGGCTTCGCCACCCCAGGATTGGGACGATCGTCGTTCGCGTAGGCGACGCCGTAAGGCGGATCTGTGTTCATCAGTCCGGCCCGCTCACCGTTCATCAGTCGCGCGACATCTTCCGCGCTGGTCGAATCCCCGCACAGTATCCGGTGGTCTCCGAGCAGCCACAGATCGCCGCGTTTCGAGAACGGCTCCGCGGGCGGCTCGGGCACGTCGTCGGGGTCGCAGTTGCCGCCGCCGGCTTCCTCGGCAAGTCCCAGCTCTTCCGCCAAGTCCTTTTCCAGGTCATCGAGCCCCATGTCGACGAACCCGTCTTCGCCTTCCATCTCCTTGAGCTGCGCGACAGCGTTCTCGGTGAAATCACCGCCGATGTGCGGATTGTTGGCGACGAGGTTCGCCATGCGCTGCTTGGTCTCGTCCCAGTCGACGAAGCGCACGCGGAAGCGCTCGCCCGTCTTGGGGTGCTCGACGTATCCCTCGTCGCCGGTACGCACGCACTCCTTGGCGCCCGCGGCTAGCAACCGCTCGTACCGCTGGTGTCCACTGACCCACTGACCGGTGCGGTCGTTGAACACCATGCCCAGCTCGCCGAAGGTCTCCATCGACACGCCCAGGCCGGCCCGCGCCTCCTCGCTCATTTCGCGCGGATTGTCGGGGTCGGGCGCCAGTGTGGTTAACGGTACGCGAATCTCAGTCGCGTCAGAAGTAGCAACTGGTTTTGTCGCGCCGCTCTCACGTCGTTTTGATTTCATTGAGCAGAGTCCTGTCGTCGGCTCTCTTCTTTGCGCAGCTCCTCGACGGCCGCCATCACGCGAAGGTCGATCAGCCGGTCGAGCCCGCTGTCATACTGCCGGCACATGCTCCGCGAGGGAACGTCGGTCAATCAGCTCGATCAGCCCGTCGTCCATCTTCTTGCACAAGTAGCGACTCGGGAACCGTCGGCCGGCTTCGTAGTTGTTGAGCGCCATCGTCGTGATGCCAAGCTCCTTGGCGGCCGTCTCCTGGCTGATGCCGAGAATGAGTCGCAGCAGTCGAAAGCATTTCAAGGTGGCTCCGTTTATTAACTACACAACCCGTCACAACTGTCAAGAGCGCCGAAGTTGCACGCGCTCACGTATTGGAGTCTTGCCGCGCGACGTTTCCGCCGTCATCTCACGACGTTCGCGCAGCGTATTGACAGCACTGAAAAACTATGCGATCCGGCCATCACGCGCCTGCGCTCCGGATCCCTCTGCGCGCTTGACCCGATCCTCTGCCTGAGTTTCCCGCGCCTTCGTTGCCTCCTTCTAGAGTCAATCTCCTTTGTGGGCCGCCCAGGACTTGCACCTGGGTGCGATTCTCCTCGGCCCGTGTGGAGCGCGCAGAGCCGCCACGGTTGCGCGCCTCCTGCCAGCTTGCCGAGGCTCGCGCGCTCGACGAACAGCGTCCTGCGCTTGCCTGCGTTCACTTCACAGCGGGCGACGTAGCCCTTGTTGATCCAGTAGTAGACCGTCGCGCGATGACGGCGGCACAGCTTCGCGGCGACCGAGACCGTGATCCAGCCCTTGCGGGCCATCTCGGCGAGGTACTGTTTGTTGAGCTTCCCCATGACTACATGACTACTTCTTCACGATGATTCCGTCGTCTGTGCGAATCCAGCCATCGGGCAGCGTGGCGCCTTTGTGGATCTTCGCGCAGTCCAGGTTCGCGCCGTCCAGGTTCGCGCCGTCCAGGTTCGCGCCGTACAGGTTCGCGCCGTACAGGTTCGCGCCGTCCAGGTTCGCGCCGTACAGGTTCGCGCCGTCCAGGTTCGCGCAGTCCAGTTTAGCGCAGTCCAGAGTCGCGAGGTACAGTTTC